CTGGCTGGCCAGCCAACAACAAGCAATGCGTGATCGACTAGATGTCGAAACGCAGTTGCTAAAACTACAAATACCCGAAGCATTGGCCGAGGCCGCACTTTGGGAAAAGGCAAGTGACACGGGCGGCACGGCAAAAGGCGTGATGAAAGCACTGCCGATAATTAAACTTCTTCGAGGTAAATAAAATGTCTCAGCTAGGAACGACGCAACCGAAAAAATACAAAGATGGCCGGACAAAACAATCCTTCAGGGATGAAACGGACATCAATATAATAATGAAACGTGCTCAAAAAACGGGCACGATTTCTCACTTAAATAAGCATGAGGGAATATACGGCGATTTCGCCGGTTACGATTTCTTCGCTAACACACTCATGCTAACTCGAGGACGCGAAATCTTCGATGAGCTGCCTCCAGAACTCCGCTCGGAATTCGAGAATTCTCCAGCGGACTTCTTCAAATACGTCAATGATCCGGAAAATAAGGATCGTTTAGACGTACTACTGCCGGGTCTAGCAGAACCCGGGCGGCAAAATCTTACAATTAAGCCGCCAACAGCAGACGAGGCGGCAGCAGCCGCCGCAAGCGAGGCTGTGCCGAGCTCAACAACAACGCCTCCTGCGGAACCTCCGGGGAAGCCGGAAGTGCCGCCTGAGGCGGAATCAGGGGCTCCTTAAGCCCCACAGTTCCTCATTACTCGATATGGAACTGGCTAGGTGGTCCCAACACCTAGCAAAAAAACAAAATGACGAGACATTTAGCTATGTCGAGTCAATAATGCTGCATCGCAGCATAACTAGCTCCCTGCAAGGGTCCTCCCCGAAGGGGAGAACTGGGAGGGGGGCGCAGTCAGGGTGCCGATAGATTTATCGTTTCGGCTTCCCCTTGCGCTCCCCGACCAAAAAACAAAAAAAACAAAAATATGATATAAATCATCATTCCCCCAAGGGTGGGGGAGATTAAGAGGGGGTTCGATAATCAATCTCACCATTAAAAAAATAACGCTGGCTCCTCTTCTGGCGCTGATGGGCTGCTCCGTCACATCGCTACAGTGTGGCGTAGACGGAGATAGCTCTTTCGTAAACCTTGTTTCGACACCATCTACAATCTCACAAAACTCTCGCAATTTAGCAGAGCTGTGTTCCTTCGCATACGAGGCACCAAAATGAGACGCCGTAAAATGTCCCGCAAAAAATCCCGTAAAAACTTTCGCAGTAATTCCGGGGTCCATCCAAAAAATACACGCAGCCGTCCGCAACGCGGCGGCATTCGTCTATGACGCATGCCCTGCTATTCACCGTTAGTCGGTTATAAGGACCCGGATAGTGGAGGGCTCATTTTTAAACGGACCTCGAGGACCACGCAAAAACTGGAAGTGGCTTGCGGGCAGTGCTTTGGCTGCCGTCTTGATCGGACTCGCCTGTGGGCTATGCGAATCACCCACGAGGCAAATATGCATGTCGATCTTCACGGGAATTGCTTCGTCACACTCACCTACAGAGATAAATCCGAATGCACAGCCGAACAACTCAAAAACGGATATTACGTTCCTGCTGACTACTCACTTAATAAAAACCACTTTCAAAAATTCATCCGTCGCCTTAGAAAAAGATACCCCCAAAAAATACGATACTTCCATTGCGGGGAATACGGCGACGAAAATAAAAGGCCGCATTATCATGCGTGCCTATTCAATATCTCTTTCAGAGATCAGAGAATCTACAAAGAAACTGAAGGGATCGTTACATTTAGCTCGGCTATACTTAACGAACTCTGGCCCTACGGTTTCTCCACTGTTGGGGAACTCAACTATGAGACGGCTTCTTATACAGCCGGCTATATACTCAAAAAAGTCAACGGTCCTGCGGCCGATGACGAATACTTACGCAGCGACGAATACGGCGTCTGCTTCTGGGTGCAACCCCCCTACATAACAATGTCTTTAAAACGCGAAAGCGTTAACGGGAAAAAAGTACCCGGGGGCATAGGCGGAAGCTTTTATGAAAAATATAAAACAGACTTCTACGACGATTCATGCCCGGTACCGGGCAAAGGGGTGTTCAGAAAAATACCTCGATACTATGAGTCAATTATGCAAAGTGACTCCCCAGACACATTGGAAAATATCAAAGGCCTCCGAAAAGCCTTTAAAGAGGCACACATGGAGGACTTCACTCCTGAAAGACTACATGACAAATACATCTGCGCACGCGCAAACTACACAAAAAAGAGGACTCTCTAATGAAACTTAACATCTACGCAATCTTCGATACCGCTGCCGGCCTATATGGCCGTCCAATACACGCTCAAGCGGATGCGGAAGCAATCCGCGCGTTTAAAGATATAGCGGTAAATGCCGACCACGATGTCGGCAAACATCCCGAAGATTACTCAATACACCGTTTGGGCATCTACGATGACAACAACGGAAACTTAACGGACGAAAATAACGAATGCTTAATGACGGGCCTCGAGGCCGTCGCAGCATCACGTACTATAGATACAAAACAAATCGACGCGCTTGACGAGTCGATAACTTCAATAGGCGGAACAGCATAATGCGCTCTCAACATTCGTTCTCACAAGTACCACGCGCGGATATTCCGCGCTCGTCCTTCAATCTGTCCCACGGACTAAAAACAACCTTTGACGTTGACTATCTGGTACCCATCTTAGTGATGGATATTATTCCAGGGGATACATTCAACGTTCAAGCAAACTTCTTCATGCGGCTGGCAACGCCGCTACATCCAATACTAGACAACATGTATTGCGAAACCTTCTTCTTCTTCGTCCCGTACCGACTGCTGTGGGATAATTTCGAGAAATTCCACGGCTCTCAAGTCGATCCGGGCGATAGCATAGCGTTTACAATCCCGGTGTTAACGGCGTTTACGCCGGCACTCGGGTCTGTGTTTGATTACATGGGTCTTCCAATAGGCTCGTCGGTAACAGGCGCGAGCGCCTTACCAAATAGAGCCTATGACTTCATATACGACGAATGGTTTCGCGACGAAAACTTGCAGGACTCGAGAACCTTCGTCACATCAAATGGCCCAGACGCGTCAGCGACGTATGGCCTACTGAAACGCGGAAAGCGTTTCGATTACTTCACTTCTTGCCTGCCCAGTCCGCAAAAAGGCACAGCCGTCTCATTACCGTTAGGAGTATCAGCTCCGGTAGCGACCACCGCGGTGACAACCGGCGGTGTTAGCGTCATATCCGCATCCGGCGTTAAGGAACTGAACGCAGCATCAGCGACGGTGACGGTTGGCGCATCAGATACCGGGCTACCATTATATGCGGATCTGGCGACAGCGACGGCAGCAACAATAAACGACATTAGACTGGCGTTTCAAACTCAACGCCTGCTCGAGCGGGACGCTCGTTCAGGCACTCGTTACGTGGAAACATTAAAAGCCCATTGGGGCGTAACATCGCCGGATTTCCGGCTTCAACGCCCCGAGTTTCTCGGTGGCGGATCATCAGCAATAAACGTAACACCTGTGTCCCAACAATCGGCACAGACAACGCCGGTAGAAGGCGATCACCTCGGCAAATTAGCTGCCTTCGGCACCGTATCCGGAACTCACTCATTCTCAAAATCATTTGTCGAACACGGCGTACTTTTAGGAATCTGTAACGTCCGTGGCGACATAACATACTCACAAGGACTCGATAGGATGTGGAGTAAATCCACACGGTATGACTTCTTCTATCCGGTCCTTTCTCAAATCGGCGAACAAAGCGTGCTCAACCAAGAACTCTGGTTGGATGGTAGCGGAAACGATATTCTGATTTTCGGGTACCAAGAACGCTACGCCGAATATAGGCACGCCAACTCGCGGCTCAGTTCGCTTATGCGACCGGATGCCGCGGGAACATTAGCCAGCTGGCACTTGTCGGAAGACTTCGCCACATTACCTACGCTTGGCAATACATTTATAACAGCAAACACAGGCGTGCCACTGGACCGCGCGATCGCGGTCACAACAGAACCCCATTTCGTGGCGGACTTTTATTTTAATATTAAAGCCGCACGCCCGATGCCGTTGTACGGCGTCCCGGGCAATATAGATCGTCTCTAATGCCACTCGGTGCGGGCATGGGTTCATTACTGGGCGGACTGGCCGGGGGCATATTTTCTGCCTTCGGTCAAAAGTCCGCCAACAAAGCAAACTTAGCGGAAGCGCAAAGGAATAGAGCATTCCAAGAGCGGATGTCAAACACCGCAATACAACGTCGCATGAGCGACTTAAAAAAAGCCGGCATTAATCCAATATTAGCCGGCAAATATGACGCATCAACGCCTTCTGGAAATATGGCAACCGTCGGAAACGTCGGTATGGCCGGCGTCTCTGGCGCCGAAAAAAGTCAATCGACTGTAAAAGAGGGCATGATGGTCAAAGAACAATTAGCCGCGGTAAGACAATCGCGGCACACAGACGAAACTCGTCAACAACAAATAGGCTGGCTGGCCAGCCAACAACAAGCAATGCGTGATCGACTAGATGTCGAAACGCAGTTGCTAAAACTACAAATACCCGAAGCATTGGCCGAGGCCGCACTTTGGGAAAAGGCAAGTGACACGGGCGGCACGGCAAAAGGCGTGAT